GAGGCTACATCTTTTAAGCTGCTTGAAATGTGGCTTAAAACAGACAACGGACCAAAAGCTTTGGCTGCCGCAAAAGAGAAAGATTTTGTTACATTTGCCAGATATTATAATGGTCCTTCACAGAAGTTTAAATATGGTGGCGCCATCGCTCGGGAATACAATGCCATAACCTGTGGAGAATATGTACCTCCCGTCTTTGGGACAGACCCAGCCTTGGCAAGTGGATGTGGAGGCGAAGGCGCGGTCATATATCTCGCCGACAGCCAACACGCGGCAGACTATTCCTTCGGGGGGCTGCTCCGGAAGGAACTTAAGAGTCAGGGAGTCCCCTTGGTCAAAGACATGTCTCTCACGGGCCGCGGCCTCGTCGCCGGCGGCGGGAAAGGATTTTTAAAAGTCAAACTAAAGAAAGAGTTAAAATCTCAATTGTCATCAATTAAACCGAAGTATGCTATTGTCGGACTCGGCGGCAACGACGCCGGTATGGTGGGAGTCCCACCGGGCTGGACAGCCGAATCGTGGAAAAAGAAAGCAGAAAAATTCATACAGATACTCAAAGATGGCGGCGTCGAAGAAATTATTTGGATTGGGGTCACTAAACCAATGCTTCCCGACACACCTCATCTCAAGAATAATGGATGGGGCGGCCTCGGCGGCAATGTCCAAAAACAAAAAAAACGTGACACTATGCGGAATGTACAGAAAGAAGTGCTGGCATCATTTCCGGAAGTAACTTATATAGATTCTATGCAATATACCCAAAATCTTCATACTTACGACGGAGTCCACTATAAGCCCTCCGAATACAAAACTTGGTTTGATGCTGCCATGGCGGGAGACCTTAAGGCGCCCCTGGCAGCGATGATTAAAAAGATTAAGGACGGCTGCGCTGAGTATGAAAAGAACACCGCGACAGCCGCACCATTTTCAGTCGACTCAAAATGTTATGACGATACACAAGACATCCCTAACAAATCACAACATGCTTCTATTCTTGCTGATGTTCATCCAGATTTCCTTCCTCATGTAAAAAGCTTTATTTGTGAAGCTTGGAAACAAAAGAAAATTACTATACGATTAAATTCTAGCTATCGTTCTGTTGAAAAACAGCAGAGACTTTATAATAAATGGGTTAATGGCGGAAAGCGCGGCATCGCCCCAGCTAACCCGGCCACGGGATTGAGTTATCATAATCTTGGAATGGCTATCGATTTTAATCCTACACTAGCAAATGGCACAACGTTGATGTCTACTAGTTCTAAAAGTTCCTGGCGCAATAGTGGGATTGTCGAGATTGGTAAAGCCGCGGACATGTATTGGGGGGGTAACTTTAGTACAAACTTCGATCCAATACACTTTGATTTCCGGAACAGAGTCGCCCGGGCAAAGCGCCCCCGTGTACTCACTGCTGCAAACAGCCAAGGTGTACCCCCGAATAAGGCAAATCTAGATGGGATTATAACGTAAAAGGCATTATAAATTATGGCAAAAATAAAAATTGATTTACCGACACAAGCATCAAGCGCAATAGACTTGCAATTGATGTCGGAACAGGAAAGAAAGTCGTTTGATAAGAAGTCCAAAATCGATCAGGCGAGACTACTGGGATTCAGTAATGGACCCAAACAAAACTTTGATACGCCGGCGTATATCAGTCATACTTCTGAGAACGTGTACAACAAGGGGAATGCTTTTATAGTATTGGGACTTGACAGACCTAGCAACATATTTTCTGGCTTCGGCGGTGGCAAGAACACTCACTGTGCTGCCATTGATCTTGTTGTAGGTCGCCTAGGCGCGCGCGGAGCTAGCAACACAAAAGCGGGTAAGACTATTAACGCAGATCCGAACTTTAAGTCCGACGCTGCCAGAGTATATATCTCACAGAAATCAGACCCAGATGGATATTTTGGTCTTGTTAAGGGAACTGTCGGTAACACCTCCGTAAAAAGCCCCCGCAGCACAGTTGCCGTAAAAGCGGATACTATTAGAGTTATAGCACGTGAAAATATAAAACTAGTGACCCGGACAGATGCTCAGAATGCTCAGGGCGCTGAATTGGGCAATGCATTTGTTGGAAACTATGGAATCGATCTGATTGCTTTAAACGATGACAAGAATTTGCAGCCGATGGTGAAAGGGGAAAATCTGAAAGAATGTCTATGTGCGATTATAGAATCCATTCACGACATACGTGATCTTTTTGATAACTTCATCGAAGAGGACAGAAAGCTAACGCAAGCCTTGATAAAACATACACATTATTCTCCGTTCTTTGGTTCACCGACTTCCCCTGCGCTGACCGGACTTCTGCCCACAGGAATTGAGACCCTGATTAACAAGATCACTAATGTACAGCTGCAACTGAATACATCAATGCAAAAACTAAATTCAGTTCAGACCAACTACTTAGAAACACCGGGCGGCGCGGCTGCCACCAAAGACGGCAAAAGCCAATACATTTTAAGTAGATATAACAACACGAATTAAGATTATGCCGGCACAATTGAACTTTTATAAAGAATATCCTGCGCAGCCGCTTAGTATTCCCTTCGATGATGGGAATGTAAGTCGCCTCAAGATTAAGATAAGGAAATCCGTCACGGATCAGGAAAGGATATTCAATGACGCGCTGGATCACTATATAACCCATTACTTTCCTGAGTTCTATCGGAATATGGAAGATGAATCATTTAGCGGCAACAACACGGTTTATGATGAACTCCGGTCGAGACTAAAGTCAAACCTTCAGCTAGAGAATCCTGGATTCGATACAAAGCCCCCCGGAGCATATAAGATAGTAATCACTCGCTTAGATACTGGTCGCTCCATGTATCAGTTACGGGATGATATGTCGGCAGCAGACGAATTGCCAGATTTTCAAGAGAATTTGGAGTTCTTCAATGAAAAAAATGATATTGGAAATGAAATTGTTGGGCAGACAGAGCTAGACTTATCCACAGTGTTGACGGATCTTGACTCTCTCTCGTCCTTAATGAAGAACTTCAAGACCCAGAAGGACAATTATAATGGCGCCGTCCCCGTCGGCGGAGTAAACTTTAGCTTTCTTGAAAACTCAGTTGGAAAAATTATTTCTATTGTTATAGCCGAAGCGGTAAAAACTATTGAAGTTGCTTCTGGAGGATCTTACCGCGGCAAGGAGGGCGACAAGTTAACCATATATTTTTCGAACCGTATAAAACGTGACCCGGCAGCTGCAGCTTTTGATCCCCTCGGGATCTTCCCTCCCAAAATTGCAATTGCTGGAATTACATATCTTGCCGGCGACTTCGCGAGCACTGATTTTTTGAAGGTAGGATACTTCTCGGTCATTAAATATAAGAAAAAATTTAGTGATCAAGCGACACTAAAGATCCTGCAACGCTATAAAGAGATCCTAGAACAGGGTGCCGCGCATTCTGATGCTGGACAGCCATACCCGATGTTTGATTTCCTGTCGAATATATTGCCAGAGCAAATCAATCAGGACATGGAGAGCGGCAACTTTTTTAGTTTCCCCACACCGAACGAACGCGATAAGAACGAAAATAATGCTTTAGTTAAAGAAGCTATCCGACTTGGGTTGATTGATGTTAACAACACAGACGACTTAGAGAAGGGAATAAAAGCACTATCAACAGAAGAATTGATAACTCTAAAAGAAGAAGTGGCAAAAAATCCCGAGCTGTACGAAAGAGTATATCAGGATGAAAAGAAGAAGCGCCTCGAAACCGGAATAGACATATCAAATGTAATTGAAAATGCTTTGGAAATCGGTCCTCTGGCAGTCTTTGAAGAAGGCTCAGCAGTCGACCGGATCTTAGGACAGATAGGACTCAAGGCATTAGCCCGAGAGGCAATGATCTGTCTGACTTTCGGGATGAACTTCGAGCTAGCACGCATTGCACGCGCAGTTGGTAATGTGATGGAAGAAGAACTAAACGAGAGACCCTCGTTGGACCCACTACAATTTGAATTGTTTAAAATTAAGGGAGATATCTGGAAGATTGTTCTGGATATTATTATGAATTCTGTTATGCAGGCAATCACCGCTTTGATTAAGGGATTGGCAGAGCTATTGAAAGAGGCTTGCAACCTAAACAATCCCCGTGCTACCGATTATGGTGCTACTGACCTTGCGGGAATGATTCAAAACGATCTCCTGGATCCATTAGCGGGACAGAATCCTTTTGGTTATGGCAATGACGGCAATAGTGCGCTAGGACAGCTCACGGATATGCTGGGGATGTCACCTGACGACATCTACCAATACCTAGCAGATGTATCATCAATCCTTAGCTCTATAGACATATGTATCCTTTTAATGGACACACAAAATGCCCCCGAAGAACTCATAGACAGAATAATCGAGTTCAATCTAAGTTATGCCGACCCGAACATCTCCACGAAACTTATAGAAGCGTCAGCTGTGATAGAATTCTTCACAATCTTGGGGAATATAGTAGATGTAACAGACTTGTGTAATGAGATAATCAATGATCTATCTCTGTTAAATCAAAACAACATTTGTTTGACAGAAGACGATCTTGCTCAGCTCGACGCCGAAGAGATGCAGAACATTGAGGATCTTCTCGATATTATTGAGAACGGCTTCACCGACGCCCCTCCCGTGTTCAACTTTGATTGCCCGGATGCAGATAACTATGTTAATGATCCGACAATGACAAAATTGATACCGGAAACACTTAGTACGATGATAGAGCTGGTTGAAATGCAGTTCGTGTACTCGGTCGATTCGATTAAAAGTGTCCTCCTGGAGCCGTCCTTGGCGAGAGCATCTGGAACCGGCAAGGGAGAGGGTCCCTATGATACCTTTAAGACCATGGTCGGCTCCGACTACCCGGAATTGCCAGAACCCGACAGTCCCGCGATCAATGCAATTATGAACTCCCTTAAGTCACTAGCAGAGGAGTTTGAGAATCCGATGGATCACCCCCTCGCTGGTGCGATACAAGAGTGCTTGATTAATCAGCCCGGGCTGCTAAACTCTGAAATTAGAAATTTTGCTGATGCTATAGAAATATTGTTGAACATCTTCAATAATGATGAAATTAGGGATGCTATTGATAACATGGTCGAGAAGGCCGACGAGCTTTCACAAGGCTCCGGACCTGCTGTTACTACATATAAATTCAATAAAGAGTTCTACAGGAAATTTGCGGATTATATTAAGATTGAAACGGCTGATTTTATAAGTATTGACACAAATCGAAAGCAGTATAGGATAAAAAATCATTTCAAGAGGTATACCACGTCAGATGACCCAGTTCGCAGCCGCATCCAGTTCTCCTTCCCTCGGTTTAATGCAGCTAAGAGACAAAGAATCGTGATGCGCTATCCAGCGTACGGCGCCCCGGAAGAAACCCACCGCGCCTACTTTAACCTTGATGGTCTCTTTGAATCAAATGTGGAGGAACAGTTCAGAACAGATATGGAAATCAACGCCGACTCCGACGGGGTAGCATACAATTTAGATCAGTTCGTCGACGCTGCCAGATCCGGCGCCGATCTATATGACAACCTCACCATATCTGAAAATGCAGCAGTCCAAAGATATTTTCCTTTTGCATACGGCTTATTGACAGACCAAGTATTTGATTATTATATCGAGAATGGTGTATTCAATGCCGGCGCCCTACAATCTTTAACCTTCTTTCACGATAATATAAATTGTTCCAATGAAGATATATCGGATCTACTGGATGTTGAGGGCATCTTTAAGCAGATGCAAAGAGAATATGTGGAAGAAGCCTGCAACAACAATCCTGCTGATGCCCGCCGGCGCATGCGAGAAGTCATTAAATACGGCATGTTCCTCTTACTAGTTCAGGTTCACGTCGCGGAGTTCGTGATCAAAAACATCTTTGTGCTCTCGGCAGTTCAAATGGATGAATTGTTTGCGAAGCCATTTATTGTTTCTTATATGAGGGATCAGGTCAACGCATCCATGACAGCATACTTCGAAAGCCTAACAGCGACCGGAAATGCTGAAACAGTTGAAAAGGTTAAGGATTCCTTGATCGTTATCTTTAATCGAATGATGCTGCGACCAAACGTTATTGCCGAAGGCGGTGTAACAGACCTACATGGTGATGTGGTGTTCCCCAACGGTACTGTCTTTTTGATGAGTGGCAAGCCCCGTATACTGGCAAAAGGAACGCCCACCGCCACCTTTGACGATATACTGGATTATTTGGCAGTATATCGTATTCAGAGTGCCATGGGGACTGCTGATTCTCCGGGTCCCACTTCCAATGCGGTGAAAAATGCACTGCCGGTGTCTAATCAGAAACCGATGGAAGAAATCTTTTTGAATTCTATGCCGGTGATGAGTGCCAACCGCGACCGACAATCCAGCGACCCGGGCAGACCCTTCTTGAGTGGGCTGAGCCACTCCGACGAGCCATGGCAGTCCAAAGCCCGCCGCGCCATCGCCAAACACCTCAACAACAAAGCAACAATCTTCGTAACTAAGAGCAAACCCGAAGCTCCCCCTCCGGTACCTGGGTATTCCTCCAGTGATACGGTCGGTCGCGACAACAAAATAGTATATGAATTTTGGATGTATGTTGATAACCTATCAAGTTTTGATTTAAAGCCGGTCATGACTCCGGGCAGCTTCTCCACCGGCAACCCGTCGGAGTTAGGAGACATCCCCCCTCCGGCTCAGTCTGATGTCAACAACGCAGAATATGTATTTAAATTATTTGAGACAGCACCGCTAGATTTCGGGCAAGAATTAGAAGATAGATTAAAGATTAGGATCGAGAACGAGCCCTCGAAGACCTTGTTATACTCGACAGTACCCCCCACAGCCGAAGACCATCCCACAACTTACCATGAGAGATATCGTGAAGAGATTCGACAGTCTCTGTTAACCAGATATGACATGAAGGATATTGTTGGCTTCCGACAAGGATCTCTAAACCCCGAAGAAGTACAGCATATCCTCAACGATGAGAACTATAAAGAGTACTTTACCAATGTGTTTAGCCAAGAGATCATCGGTATCCTACCGATAATACACAACTTTTATCTCACCAATAATTATTTTGGCGATATTCGGCAAGCAATGCGCTCAACAAAAAATAGAGTACTCGATATTCTCAATACCACAATCGACAACCACGACAGTTATAACTCAAACCCCGATCTCGCTCGCTCCGGAGCCAGAACGGTCTCGCTCTCTAACAACGAGCCAGATGCTGATAATCTCGCACGCGACTTTATTATTAAGATGCTCATCAAGACCCCGATCGATATCATCAAGGGGCTTATGCAGATGATCGATCCTCACGTTATAATCTCGAAGTTTATCAAAAACGGGACAGCCGACGTCTTTAACCTGATACAGGGACAACTTCGCAGTATAGATTTGCCGAGCCCCGAGGATGACCCCACACCCGCAATTGCTCCATTCGCGACCGGCGCAACAGGCGCGGATTTGTTTACGGCAGTCTTGTGTTTACTACAATACCTCATGGAGAACCCGGAGGGGTTCCCAGCCCGTCCGGACTTTATCAATAATGAAACCGGACTTCCTCCCGGCGACGTCATCGAAGACCCGCCACCAGAGAACTTCTTTCCTCGTATATCAGAAGACGGCGTTGATTTCCTGGGCACCGGAATGGGTATGTTAATGATCCCACCGACACCTTTAGGGTTAATTTATCTATTGTTGTCACTAATTAATTTTGATACGCAGCAGCCTAACTTGGATGTTGGCGTCGAATTCGGCGATGATCTGGCCACTGCGGGCGACGAGGCAATAGGCTCGTGCCCCGATGATTTGATCGTGGCACCGGATGAAGGGGAAGAGCTTGAGGAATCACTAGGCGCCGTACGACCGCCGTATGTTGAAAACTGAGTTATAAGAGGAATAAACTAAATATGTCAGGATTATCTGTAAAATTACCACTAGTTGTTAGCAATGTATTTGGTCCATATGAGCTGAATACGACATTTAATGAACTAGCAAAACAAAATTTAAAAATGTTGGTGCTCACTAATCCCGGCGAACGCATTATGCACCCCGATTTTGGTGTTGGGATCTCAAGGTTTCTTTTTGAGAATAATACTAGTGACACTTATGGTGAAATAAGGTCACGTATACATGAACAAGTGAATATATATCTGTCATATATTCAGATTGATCACGTTGACTTCTCAGCCCCGGAAGACAATCCGGATTTGTTCCCAAACTCTATAAGGGTGAATATATTTTTCACCATTGTTCCACTTAAGCAGAGCACATCGCTACAAATTAACATAAACAACTAATTAAAGAGACCTCATTATGCCAAAAAAACTCCAACCGATAGATTATACAAGCCGCGACTTTGACTCTATTCGTAGAGATCTAGAGAATTACGCGAAACGATATTATCCGGATACGTATAAGGACTTCAACAAGGCATCCTTCGGATCGTTGATGCTCGACACGGTATCTTATGTCGGCGATATTCTATCTTTTTATGTTGATTATCAAGCTAACGAAAGCTTTTTAGAGACTGCTGTAGAATATGACAATGTTCTGCGCCTTGCACGCCAGATGGGATTTAAGCTTAACAGAAATCCCTCATCATATGGCATACTTACATTCTATATCCAGGTTCCCGCTGACCCAAATAGCTTGGGACCAGACCTGACATACGCGCCCACACTCGCACAGGGCTCAGTATTCTCCTCTCTGGGGGGAGGCTCTTATACTCTACTTGAAGATGTTAACTTTGCCGTCCTGACGAACCAAGTGGTACCCAAAGATATCGACAACAGCACCAACGATGTTCTTAACTATGTTGTAAGAGCCCAAGGTCGAGCAGTCTCAGGTCGCACAAACTTTAAAGAAGTCGAGGTTTTCGCCTTCGAGAGGTTCCTGAAAGTTAATCTTAATGCTCAGAATATAACGGATGTTATATCTGTGAGAGATTTAGAAGGACACGAATATGTCCAGGTAGACAACCTTTCTCAAAATGTAATCTATAAAGCAATTAGGAACACGGATACGTCGACAGCCGGCGCAGTTCGCAATATTATGAAAGCAGTACCAGTAGCTCGACGTTTTACGGTTGAGTCAGCTGACACGACTACTTACCTCCAGTTTGGATATGGATCAGATTCTGAGCTGCTTTCAGATTCGGTTGTTGACCCGACAAATTTGGTATTGGATCTAAACGGTAGAACCTATATAACAGATGCGGAATTTGATCCTACAAAATTAATTAGTAGCGACAAGTTTGGCATTGCGCCCTCAAACACAACTCTCCGGATAGCGTATCGAACAAACGAGATTAACGATGTTAATGCATCAGTGGCCACCATAACCAATGTCTCCTCTCCCAACTTCAAATTTAGATCCCAAGGTGGACTGAGTGCAACTCAAAGAAACATTGTTGTGGGCTCCCTAGAAGTCACCAATGACGAACCCTTCACGGGAGATATATCTCTTCCAAGTTCTGAAGAAGTGAAACAAAGAGTGTTTGGATTTTATGCCGCGCAAAATAGAGCTGTCACAATCCAAGATTACCAGGCTATATGTTACGGCATGCCCGGGAAGTTCGGTGCTATTAAGCGAGTGGCAGTCAGTCGCGACTTTGATGAGCTTCGAAGAAACATCAATATTTATGTAATTTCGGAGAGCACAAGCAATAAATTGATTGCAGCCAATCAAGTACTAAAAAATAATTTAAAAACTTGGCTATTACAGTATAAGATTATCAATGATACTGTTGATATACTGGATGCTATAATAGTGAATTTTGGTATAAATTACGTAGTAGTCACGGACACGAATGTGAACAGATTTACGGTACTTAACAAAGCAAAGTCTGCTATAGCAAAATACTTGAGTAAAAATCAGTATGATATTGGAGAGTCCATCGCGATCACGGACTTTTATAAGGTGCTTCAGAAAGTTGATGGCATCGTTGATGTTGTTGATGTAGAAATTGTAAATAAATCTGGCAATGCATATTCAGATATGAGTTATAATTTTGCCGCCAACCTTTCGGCTGACGGAAGAAGGATCCCGGCGCCACAGAATGTTATCTTTGAACTTAAATTTCCAAATGTCGATATCAAGGGATCGGTTACCTAATGTCTATTATAAGATACACAGCCAGCGCTGACACTACAATTACAAACGCCTTCGAAGCCAATCTCGTCACGAGAGGCTCTGGTTCTAATATGGGCTATGCTGATTCTTTAGAAGTGTTCTCGATCAGCGGACAGGAGTCTGGATCTAATGGTCAGTCCCAAGAGCTTTCGCGAATTCTGATTCAGTTTCCGATTGAGACCGTTGCAGCCAATCGAACTGCCGGCTCCATTCCGGCTTCGGGCAGCGTTTCATTCCACCTTAAAATGGCGAACGCTGAGCACCCATTCACGCTTCCACAAGATTTTAATCTCATTGTAGCTCCAGTGTCTCGCTCCTGGAGCGAAGGTGCTGGATTAGATATGGATGAGTATAAAGATCTCGGTCAAGCAAACTGGGGCTTGTCAAAGCGTTCTACTGCCTGGACAAACCAAGGCGGCGACTATTTGACTGCTTCAAACTATAATGTACACTTTGCACAAGGGTATGAGGATCTTTCTCTGGATGTATCAGAGATTGTCGAGCGATGGCTGACTGCTGGCAACGAGTTTACAAATTATGGATTTGGAATTCACTTAACAGCGAGCCAGGAAGCATATTTTTCAAGCTCCTTGGGCTCCGATTCTGGCTCGGTAATCCAAAATACTGTTGGCGCCACACAGTCTTACTATACAAAGAAGTTCTTCGCACGCTCGTCGGAATTCTTTTTTAAGCGCCCAGCTCTCGAAGCTCGGTGGAATTCTTCTACAAAAGATGACAGAGAGAATTTCTATTTCTCTAGTTCCCTCGCACCCGCCGCCGACAACCTTAATAAGCTGGGTCTTTACAACTATGTTCGGGGTCGCCTCGTCAATATTCCTGCAGTCGGAATCAATGAGCTAAGGGTTTCATTTTACTCCAGTTCATTCGGTGTCCCTACAGGCTCAAAGTTGAGTCTCCCAGTGGGTGGTGACGTCGCCACAGCCGGCGATACGAACGCTACAGCAAGTTATACGAGCGCAGGGTTGTACTCGGTCAATCTCGCGCTTACAGCGGCATCTACGCCGCTCCTAGAGATTCATGATGTGTGGCGCCAACAGTATTTTGGATTACCGAGCCAGAATCGGAGCCCA